CCTGAAAGTAGTTTGCAGGAAGCGTCACTTTCGCCTGTGACGCGCCCGTGCCTGCACCACCAAGGATGGATGTCGGCGTGGTCGAGTTTGATAAGGCCGCACCATCAACAGTCGCGTTGATGATGGTCTCTTGCCATGAGTTGACTGACATCAGGTGTCCTTAAGCGTTAGGCGCGGTCCAAGTCCACGCCGTAATGTTGAACTGTTGGCCCGCTGTAAATGCCGTGCTGTCCACCGTAACGTCCCCGCCACCGCCCGTGGCAGTTACCGTGCCCTGACTGTGGCAAGTCGTGCCCGCGCTGTCATAAAGGCGGAAATATCCAGCCGTACCGCTGTTGTCCGCGCTCGTGTCAGAGACAGGGAGACCTGACCATGACTTCGTGCCACCCGACGCATTTGCCGCCCAGTCAGACGCAAGCGTGATCGTCGCCAAGGTCGTTCCTGTCTCAGCCGCTGCGCAGTTGGCAGGGGGCGAGCCGGACAGAATCTTGAAGATGGCCGAAACGCCAGTCGTTGTCTCAATCGCGTCCAGCATCGCATTGCGTACGGCCACGGAGAATTGCACCGCCATTACTGAATCCCCTGCGCTTTGCCGTCAGGCCCGCGAATAACCGTCTTTGGCTTGGTAAGGGCTGCGGCCAATGCCTCCTGCCCCTTGCCGACTGCCTCAAGGCCCTTGGCAACTGCCGTCAGGACCGTGCCTTCATCTTTCTTGCCTGCACCCTCTGCCGCTTTCGCAGCCGCAGCCTGGGTCTGGTGTTCCGCATCGCGCTGCTTGAAGCCGAAGTCCATTTCCTTCTGCTTGCCCGCGTGGTCCAGCTCCATCGCCTTTGACCGCTGTGCGTGTTCGATGTCGACCTTCTTGCGGGCAATCGTATGCTGCGTCTCGGCTGCGAGCTTCTCCAGGTCGCGCTGGTGCTGGCGCTGGGCCAACTCATCCGCGCGCTGTGCCTTCTTCGCGTCCAACTGATCCTCGCGGCCCACCTTTTCCTGATGGGCCTGCGAATCGATCTGCGTCTGCTTGATGCGCTCCTGCGTCTTGGCCTTTTCAGCCTCAAGGGCCGGATCCGGTGGCGGGCCTGCCTGTTGGGCCTGCTGCGCTGCCTGCGCCTTGCCCTGCGTAAGCTGGACAAGCTGCTGCATGGTCTGCTCGACCGTCTCTTCCAGTTCCCGACCGGCTCGGAAGCCTCGGAGAACGAAGGACACCGTATCGCCCCACAGCGGTGTTACTGCCGCCGCTACCGCAGGGTCCAACTGGTTCAGGGCCAAGAGCGGCTGCATGGATTCGGTGAGCGCACTGAGCAACTCCATGCGGCGCTGCTTCTCGGCGTCCTCGTCACCCTGGACTGTGGAATCCGTCTCAACGTCAATGAGAACGTCACGCGCCACCTGATTGCGCAGGAGGCCGAGCCACTCGGCCTGTGCAGGCTGTCCGGTCTGTGGGTCAACCGCTGGCTGCTGCGTCTGCGGGTCCATCTGCATGACCGGCAACGCTGCCATCTCGGCAAGACGCTCGGAGGTGTAAAGCTCCGACACAATCTCGGCGGTAATCTCGCAGGCTTCCTTGGCGAAGCGGACGAAGTCGTCCTTGGTATCGCGGAGCCTCACTGACCCATACTGAGCCTTGAGGTTCTGCGCGGTGGCGGTCTCGGACGCTTGGCTCTCGCCCCGCATGATGTCCGACAGGCCCGTGATCTGGTAAATGTCATCCAGCAACTGCTTGCGAAGCTGGACGCAGCTTTCAATAATAAACGCGACGTCCTTCACAGGCAGGTACTGAATCTGCCCCGCTCCGCCCTTGTCAGCAAATGCGGCCCATGACGGAACCGGAATCATCTTGCTTTCAATGGATGGCGAGAGGGCGCGCTCGATCTCTGAGCGACCTTCCCCACTTGGTCCCGCCGGATAGAAGCCAACCAGCTTCAGGCTGTCCGTGAGCTTGTCAATGCGCTTGGTAAGCCGTGTGATTTCCTCGGCCTGATCCTGATAATAGATGTAATCAGGGGTCGGAATGCACGTCTCATTGTTCAGCGTGGCGTAGATCGGCCTTGGGCACGGGAAGAAGTTCTTCAGGTCCAGCGGTGGCTCGCCAACCTCAAGGGCCATGCGAGCGGTCTTGGCAATCCAGTACACCTGCTTGCGGCTCTTGCACCAAATCTCATAGACGCTGGCCTGCTTGTCGCCGTCTGCCGACTTCTCCTCGGAATAGTCCAGGCTGACCCCTGCCCGAGCCATCACATCATCGCCAAAGCGCGACTTGAGTTGGCCCTCGGAATAGTAGGTCTTGCGCCAGATGCAGTCGATCTCTTCCCAGACCCTGCCTTCTCCGTGGCCGAAATCCTTGAACGGCACAAACTCAGCCTTGACCGTCTGGGCCGTGACCTGCTGCCCATCATCCTCTGCGTCGTAGCGCATCCAAATCGTCCCGCGACCAGCCAAGGCTCGGTCAAGGCGGGCCGACATGATGGCTTCATGCAGCTTGGAATTGGTTATCTCGATGTTGGTCGCGCGCTCAAGGGCAATGACCGCCTGTCGCACAGGCTCGCTCGGCGTCTGGTAGCGCCTTGAAACCATGCACTTGGGCGCGCGTGAGTACCACGCAGGGAGCAGCGTCTGCACGTTTGCCCACAACACGCAGTATTTGCGGCTTGAGGTCGGCTTGTTCTCGCTGTCCGAGTAAATCTTGACGATGCGGTCGGCACGGATCAGCCAAGGCTGTCGCTTGCGCTCGTGGCGCTCAATGATGGTCGTCCAGTCCCGCTGCACAGCGGCCATGTCCATCTGGCCGTCTTCCGTCATTGCAGCTTTGGGGTAGGACTGAGTCGCCATTAGCCCTGCTCGCCGCCCTGACCTTGCATCAACTGGCTAAGGAACTGCTGGACCTGCGGGTTCTGGATGTTCTGCACAATGGCGGTCATGAGCTTGATAGCGCCCGTTAGGTCATCAGCAAGCTCGGTAATCGGTTCCTGGCCTTCCTGCGGCATCTCCTGCCCCGGCTGGCCCTGCGGCGGCTGCTGCGCAGCTCGGCGCTGCTGCATGGCCTGCATAAGCCCGTCCCTCAATGAACCCGACATCAGATGCGCTTCCCTTCGCCAAACTTGAAACTGAATGCTTCTTCGACCGTGCCAAGGTCCGTCCTGACTTCAAAAGGCACCTTTGGCTGCGGTGTCTCAATCGTGACCCAGCCCATCGCTAGGGTGCGGAAAGCGTCCGCCCCGTGTGAGGCCCAATCGTGCAGCGGTGTGTCGCTGAAGATTTTCTTATCGTCGTTCCACTGCCGCCTGTAATTGCGCAGTGTCCTGATGCCTGCCATTGCCTTGACATCAAACCAGCACAGCGGAAGCGTCTTGCGGACCGCGCTGATCCCGTCCGGGATGAAGTGCAGCGGCACAACCTTTGGCCTTCGCCCTAGCTCCAGCATGATCTCGATGCGCGTGCGTGGCGGGTTGCCAATGGGCATCCGCTGCCGTGCGTCGTGAGGCAACAGGTCGTTGCCGTGGTAGCCCTGCTTGTCCAGCCACTGGCAGTAGAACTCGATCCCCTGCCCGCTGGCCTCGTAGTAGTCCACGACCCTGATCCCGTCAGGAGTGACCTGAAAGCACCAGATGCTTGTGGAGTCCGAGACACCCAAGTCCCAAGCCGTGTGGACCTCGTAGCGGCTATCGACCGGCACCGGGCCAACCCTGCCATCCTTCTCGGCCTGCTCGATCAGCCTTGCGTAGTAGGCACCAATGAGCGGGGCAACGAATGAGCAGCGGTATTCCTGGTCGAACAGCGCCCGCCCATCCTCGGGGCCGTGGCGGTCCTGCATCTCAGCTAGTTCGCGGTCCAACTGGTCAGGGGTGAAAACCCCCGTGTCCTCAACCGCGAGTTTCTGGCTGAACCATCCCTCAGACGTAAGCCCAAAGTCATAGAGCTGCTTGGCGTGGTTGTCGCCGCGTGGCGTGGTGATGAACATCGCCCATCCACCATTGGCCGCAAGAATGGCCCGCAGATAGTCCCAAGCTGCTGGCTTGGCTAACGCAAACTCGGAGAACACAATGCCCCTCGGCGTCGTGCCGACAAGGCTGTCATAGTTGTCGGAGCCAACCACCCGCCAGACTGAACCGTTGATGAAACGAATCATCATGTCCGTCTCGCGCGTCGTCTCCCGCAATTCCATTGGAAACGCTTGGTCTATTCTGCGCTTGCCCGTGTGAGGGTCTACCGCCTCCCAGATCGCCTTTCGGCTTTGGGCTGCTTCCGGCAACATGTGCCAGTATTCCCCAACCTGACGCATGGCCTCAACAGCGGCAACATTCAGGGCCACATCGTCCTTGCCCGCTCGCCGGTGCCAAATCAGCACCAGGCGCTTAATCCCTTGGCCGAAGGCTCTAAGGGCTGGCTTCTGGTAATCCCTCGGGGTCCAGTTGTTGGGCAGCGTGATTTTAGAGCTTTGCAAAGTCCATGACCTGAACCACGAGCGGGCCACCGTCCTTGCCTGTGTGTTCCGTGCTGGCGAGGCGCGGGTGCACGTAAGGGGCGGCGCTCTTTGCCATGTCCAGCCTATTGGCTATCGGCGCATTTTCGTCCCGCATGGTTCGCAGCATGAACTCAAGCGGGGATTCTCCTTCGGCCAAAACCTTCTCGGCTATGTCTTGGTTGCGCCTCGTCAAGGAGCCCGGCTTTCGCCCTGCGCCTTCGCGCTTGCCGCCCTTCATTGATTTCCTCTGATTAAATTCAATGAAAAAAGCCCCACTTTCGCAGGGCTGTCAGTTTCGGGAGGATGGAGCCAGTGAAACGAACGCAGTTCGACCACTAAACGTTTTATCTCATAGAGGCTGGATTCAGCGCAAGTGATAATTTCATCACTTCGCTATGCCATAATGGCGGGCGAGTCCGTTGGTCAATTTCTCTAGCATGAGCATGGCGTCATTGGCACCACCTCCGACAACCTCAATCCACCATCTCCCCGCCGCCTTGCCATCCACCGCAACTGCGTCCGCGAGCTTGGCTGCGTATGGTCCCAGCTTGCCGGCAAAGCGTATTGCGTTGGAGCGCCTGGACTGTGCGGCCAGACGGAGGTCGGACAGTTCGCTCATTCCGCCCCTGACTGACTGCTGGTATCCCCCGATACACGCGGGCTGGAGGCCACTGAGGTACGCATCCTGCTGCCACTTGCGCAGGGCGTCCCCCTGGATGCGGGTCAGGTATGAGCGGCGGACATACCAGTCGATTGTGTCCTCAACCCGTATGCGCTTG